CGCCGGGCGCATCGGCGCGATGGCGGGCACGGCAGTATCCAGCGCCCGGATGATCGTCGGCGACACCGCGATCATCCCTTCGTGGAAGCCGAGCGCGAGCCCTTCGGCCATCATGCGCCCGACCTGCTCCTCGAAGACCTTCGAGGGCGAGCCGATGCCGAGTGCCGCCTTCGCCGCCTCGAACGCGGCCTGGGCTGCAGCAGTGGCCGCGTTGATGATGCGCTGTGCTCCCGCCTCGATCCCGGCGACGATGCCGTCCGCGATGCTCTGGCCGACCTGCGGCCAGGGCTGCGTGACGAAGGCGTTGACCATGCCGGTCACCGTCTCGTCGGTGATCTCTAGGAGCGTCGCCTGGACCTGCCGCATCCAGTCGATGATGTGCTGCCAGCCGCTCTGCCAGGCCGTCTCCAGGTTCGCCAGGAAGGTGGTATGCGTGAGCGAGAGTGCGAAGATCAGCGCCGTGTTGAGCAGTTGCAGGTTCAGCGAGGCGGTCGTGACCTGCAGGAGCACCTGCGCCAGCGCCGTCTGCCAGTTGGTCTCTAGCTCGGTCAAGAAGGCGGCGTTGTCGTCGCCGACCTGCTTGAGCGAGGTTGTCGATGCGTCCGCGACCTGGGCCAGGCAGTTAGTGGCCGTCTCCACGATACCCTCAAAGGAGTCACGGAAGTCCGCCGTCTGGTCCAGGCCGGTCGCGAGCGCCGTTGCGATAGCCGTGCCGGTCGTTTCGGCCTCGGCCTGCGCCCGGGCCCAGGCCGGCGAGGTCAGCGCCGCGTGGATTCCGGCGGGCGTATTGCCGAGTGCATTCGCTGCCGCCGCGCCCGCGCCCTCTACCCCGCCCGTCTCCACCAGGCCCGCGTTGAGGCCGCTGGCGAACTTCGCCATCTGCTCCTGCGCGAGCCGGGCGTTCTCCTCCCACTTCGGGTCGACCAGTTCGTCGTAGATGACCCCAGGCACGTCTGCGAGTGCCTGAGTGGCGGCGTCGGTAGCCGCCTTCCAGCGCGGATCGCGTCCGCCCTGGTCGATGGCCTCCGCGATCTGCGCGAGGTTGCGATGGGCAAACCGCGCTGCCTCGTCCCACTCCGGGCGCTCGACCTCGGTGCGGACGCTTTCGCGCACCTCGGTCAGGTTGGTGATGACCGCCGGCGGCGGTAGCTCAGGCCCCTCGGTGACGAGCGCCTCCTGGATCGCCTGGACGTCGCCCCGGGCGATGCCGGCGATGAGCGTCCAGTCGCCGGAGTTGAAGGCCCCGATGAGGTGTGCCTTCAGGATGTCGATGGGGATTTGGCTCGCCCGCAGCGCCGCCGCCCAGTCATCTGACTCGAAGGCTTCCCGGAGCCCCTGCGGGATCTCGCGCCCGCGCTGGCGGTAGATACTAGCGACCTCGCTCCACGACCCCGTGTTGATGGCGTCGAGCAGGAAGTCGCCCAGGTTACGCACGTTCTGCGCCGCGATGCCTTGTGCCTTTGCCCAGTTCGAGTCCTCGACAAAGGACGCCAGGACGACCTCGCCGGTCTCGGTGACGCGGTCGTGTGCGAGTTGGTTGACGCGATCCCAGTCGCCCGCCTGGATCGCCTGGTGCAGGTTGGTGAGCAGCTTCTGGACGGCGCTCTTACCCGCTTCGCCCGCCGCCTCCCAGTTATCCTGGGAGAGCGCCGTGATCAGGCTCTGCGGGATCTTGCCGTAATTGGCGACCAGGTCGGCCCGGATGTCGGGCAGTTCCGTGATCTGAGCGCCGAATGCCTGCTTGAGCTTGGCAGTGAAGATGTCGACCTTAGCGATGAGCGGGTCGCCCAGCGTGCCCCATTCGCCTGAGGTGATCGCCTTCTGCAGGTCGAGCGGCAGCTTCTTGAGGTTCTTCTCCAGCTCACCCTTGATCTTGTCTGGGTCGCCCTCGATCAGCGCCTTGCGCAAGCTCTCTGGGATGGCCGCCGCTGCTTCCTTCGCCGCCTCGCTGAGACCGCTCCAGTCGCCCGTCGCCAGCGCATGCTGGAGCGAGGTGATGACGCGGTTGGTCAGGACCTCCGATTCCTGCTCGGTCTCGTTGAGTTGCTGCAGGAAGCTCTTCTTGATCCCGCTGCCCGCCGCTGCGCCTGCGTGACCGCCCGCCGCTTTCAGTTGCTCCTCGGTCTTCATGAGGGTGTCGAAGACCGTTGCTGGGACCGAGGCGGCGTTCTTGGCGAGTTCGCTCTGAATCAGCGCCCAGTCGCCGGAGGCAAAGGCATTACGGAGCGCCTCCGGCATGCTCTGCGCCCAGGCTGCGACGTCAGCGCTGACGCCGCTCCAGTCGCCCGTCTTCAGGCCGCGCCGAATGGCCTGGAACATCGAGTTGGACGCCAGGGCGCTGTTCGCCTTCGCGCCCGCCGTGAGCGTGTCAAAGAGCGCCTTGGGGATCTGGTCGCCGCGTTTCTGGAGTTCGCGCTGCAGCCCGGCCCAGTCGCCGCGCTGGATGGCGTCCTGCACTTCCTTCGGCAGGTTCTGCGCCGCCTCACGGAAGCGCTCCTCGACGCCGCTCCAGTCGCCGGTAGACAGCGCCCGGCGGATTTGGGCGATGAGCGTCGACGCCGCCTGCGCGATCCCGGCACCGGCGCTGGCGAGGGCGCGGGCGGTTGTGCCGCGCAAGCCGCCTTCCGCCGAGCGGATGGCACGCTCCAGACCGCGCAGCGCATCGATCAGGTCACCGATGGCCTTGAGTAGCTGCGTCTGGTCGCCCAGGCCGCCCACAGGCTGCGGTTCGGGCAGGCCCTCCCAGGTGATTGAGTCCTGAAACTTGCCGATCCAATCCTCGACCGGGTCGCCGTTGGCCTCGACGGTGACGGGCAGGGGCTGCGGCTCGATCTGCTTGGCGAGGTTCTTGAGCGACCGCTGGATTTGTGGGCTGTAGCTCTTGACGCCCTTCTGGAAGCCCTGGGCGATGCCCTGCGCCATGGGCAGGCCGATCTGCTTGGCGTACACCCGCGATGGCGAGCCGATGCCCAGGAACGAGGCGACCGAGTCGAGCGCACTCTGCGCCGCACTAATGACGGCATCGATCAGGCTGCCCGCCGCCGAGACCACGCCGTCGACGATGCCGTCGATGATCCCTAGGCCGATGCCGATCCAGTCTTGGTCAAAGGCATCAAGGATGCCGCCGACGATGTTGTTGATCGTATCCAGGATCGACTGGCCGATCCCGGAGAAGAAGGAGACGACCGAGTTCCAAGCCGACTGCCAGACCGACTGGACGGAGAAGAGGAAGTTCGAGACACTCGTGAAAATCGAGAGCTTGAACTCCTCCCACGCCCGCAGTATGTTCGCGCCGAATTGGGAGATCGAATCGCCCAGGGACGCCCAGGCGCTGTCCCACTCCACCTGCAGGGCGTCGAGGTTTTTGCGGATGTTGTCGCCGGAGAAAAGTTGGCCCAGGCTGTTGAAGAAGCCCTGGATGCCACCCCAAGCGGACTGTAGGGCGTCGCGGATGCCGAACCAGTTGTTCTGGATCGCCAGGAACAGGCCGACGACCAGGCCGATGATGATCAGGATCGGCGCACCGATGGCCGAGACCGCGCCGGCGATGATGCCCACGACCGCTATGACCGCCGAGCCGATTCCGGCCAAGATGCCGGCGAGCGCAGGCCCGGCGAACGAGAACATGCCGACCAGCGCACCGATGGCGGTGACGATCTGGCCCAGGACGATCAGGACAGGGCCCAGCGTCGCTGCCACGAGCGCCAGAGTCGCCAGCGTGTGCAGGAGTTCCGGGCTGGTCTCCTTCAGGTTGACCAGGAACTCGATCACGCTCTGGATGACCGGAGTCAGCGCCTGCACCAGGTCCAGGAGCACCGGCGCGAGTTGTTCACCTGCCGTCTTCGACAGCTCCGCGACCTGGTTGCGGACCTGCTCCATCGTCGCGCCGGTCGTCTCGGCTTTGGCTGCCGCTTCCTCGGCGCGGCCCGTATTCTCGTCCCAGGCGGCCGTCGCCTCGCGCACGGCCTGGGCGACGGCCCCGGAGTTGTTCGCCAGACGGTTGAGGGTCGCGGCGACGAGATCGCCGGACAGACCGACACGGGCGAGTTCCTGGCTGACGTTGCCGCCTTCGCGCTGGATGCGGCCCAGGCCCTCGATGAAGAGCGTGATCGCCTCGGCAGGCGCTTCCTTGAACTTGCGCCGGAACGAGTCGGCGCTCACCCCGGCGATGCGGGCAAAGTTGATCAGGTAGTCCTGCGAGTTATTGAGCGAGTTCTTGAGTTCGGTCTCGGTCAGGCCGACCGCCGACGCCAGGTCACGGAAGGGCTGGCCACCCTGCTCCAGTGCGGCCACGACCTCGTCAAAGGACAGGCCCGCCTGCTCCGCCAGCTTCTGCACCGCCTCCCTGGGCTCCAGGGCGGCGATGGACATCTGGTTCATGGCGCGACTGAAGGCGCGAGCGCCGCGGGAGCCCTCGACGCCGACGTGGCCCAGGGCCGTAGCAAAGCCGACGACCTCGGCGGTCGTCAGGTCAAACTGGGTCGCCAGGCCCGCCAGGGTCTGGCTGGTCTGGATCATGCCCTCGTCGGTGACGTTGAAGTGGTCATCGAGGACGGCGACGACGCTCGTCAGGCGGTCAATGTCCTCCGCCGAGTCACCCATCGCCGTGAGGATTTGGCCCAGGCTGGCGGCGGCGTCGCGGGCCGACATGCCCGTGATCAGGGCGAACTCGCCCATGACGTTCGAGAACTCGGCCAGGGCGGGCGTGCCCTCAACGCCTAAGCGGTTGGCGACGTCGACCGCGCCGTCAAGTTGCAGCCGGGCGTCTTTGAGCACCGAGACCGGGCTCTCTAGATTCGTGACCAGCGCATCGAGTTCGTCGTTGAGTTCGGCAAGCTCGGCGTCGGAGCCCCGGAACGACTGGGTGACGTCGAACCAGGAGTCCTCGAACTTGGCGGCGGCCTCGATAGCGTCGAAGACGGGGTCGGTAAAGTACTGCTTGAACGCCTGGCCGGTGCGCTCCAGGCCCTGGCCGACGCTCTCCAGCGTGCGGATCAGTTGGCCCTGGGCGATGTTGAAGCCCTCAACGCTCTGAGACGCCGGGCCGACCGACGCCTCGATGCTCGTCAGGCTCTGGTTCAGGCCTTCCAGTTGCTTGACGGTCTGCTCGGATAGCTCGACCAGGCGTGCCAGGCTGCCTTCGACGCTCTTGACGTCTAATTCAATTGAACCTTTGGCGTTTCCGAGATCGACGGACATAGCAGGTCTCCGTAACCTGCGCCCGGCGCTCTCGGCGTCTGTTGGGCGGGATTACCGACATAGCCCGTAAAGCCTGGGATATAAGGGCTTCCTTCACCTGACAGCACATGCGTTCTGTCAGATTCACGAACGCATCGCCAACCGCCGCCGTGACTTCGCGCACAAGATCGGTCGGCGGCTGGTGAATGACTACCAGTTGATCGTCTTTGAGGACTTGAACATCGCTGGTATGCGCACCAATCGTGACCTTGCCAAGAGCATTGCGGACGTGGCGTGGAACCAGTTGATTCAGTACACGACGTAGGCCGGTCGTCGAGTTGTGCTGGTCAACCCATGCAACACGTCCAAGATGTGTTCTGGCTGCGGCGCGTTGGTCGAGAAAGACCTGCGTGTGCGTGTTCACGTCTGCTCTCATTGCGGCCTTGTCTTGGATCGGGATGAGAACGCTGCGCTAAACATTCTGGCTTTGGGGCTGCAAAGCCTGGGTATCCAATCCCTAGAAGCCCGGCCCGTTTAGGGTTGGGAGCAGTCACTTCTTCTTGCCTTTGTTGGCGTAGTGGAGCAGGCCGCGAGGGTCTGCGAAATGGGTGCGGTCGAGCGGCTGGGCCACGACCTCCTCGCCCCGATCCAGGCGCTGGCGCACTTCTGTGAGCGCGTCGATGACGCCCTGGGTCGTGTGCAGGGGCTGGCCCTTCTGATCCGTCTCCACCAGCATGCCTTCGACGAAGTTACCGAGCGTGAGCGTCGCCATATCGACTTGATAGGCGAGCCACGAGTCGTCAGGCAAGAGCCCCAGGAACGTCGATGGCCTCTGCGAGTAGGTTTTCGCCAACTGGTGCAGATTCCACAGTCGCAGCGGGTTCTTGACGAAATTTGATGACCTTGTCGCCTCCGTTGGCCCAGTTGAAGATGAACATGCGGTCGCCGAACGGAAGCTCATCCAGGTCGAGGTAGTCCTCTCGGTCTGTAGTCTTCATGTTGGCGGGGACAGGGTCAGGAAGTAGTGGCGGATTGATGATCGCGGCGCGGCAGGTGACGTTCACCAGGTCGCGGACGCCGGTCTCGTCCGTCAGGTGCGACAGGGCGTTCTTGGCGATCTCCTGGCGGTCTACGCCTTTCTTGGAGATGGCCTTGATCATCTCCTGGATCAGGCCGGATAGTGAGTCGGGCAGGTGGTCCATGCCCAGAAGCAGGTCAATGAGTTGGGGCTTCTTGCAGCGGACGGCGAGACCGCTCGGCAGGTCGAGTTCGTAGGTGCGCTGTTCGCGCCACTCTTTGAGGTTCATGATCGATGCTCCTTCGCTCTTGGCTTTGAATACGTATTTGGCGTAATCGAGTAAGACTGTCTGCCGCTCGCGCCGTGCGGCGATGAACGGGCGGCGGGCTTTTGATTTCGGTTTTCGCTTTGGCATCGAGTGCTCTCCTGCGTGTGGGCTGGTCAGTCTTACGGCTGTGCGATCTCCGCCGCAGTCTCTTCCTGATCCAGGGCGAAGATGCCGTGCACGCCGTCGTCGACGCCCTTGCCTTCGATTTGGGTGATCATGAACTCACCATCCTTCATCTCGAAGGGGCCGACGTTACCGGAGCACTTGCACTTGTACAGGATGACCTTGAGGTCGCCGCCACCGTCCGCCGAGATTGCACGGCCATCAACGCGGAACCATGGGCGCGTGTCGGTCGCCTTGACCGCCAGAATCTGCGTGCGGTTGGGCGTCGTGCCGGAGTCGACCGGGTTAACGCCCAGGATGACCGCGAGCGCATCGAAGTCCAGGCCGCCCGCGTTCAGGCTCCACGAGATGCCCTTGACCTGGTTACTGACGACCTGGTCGGCGTCGTCGCCGCGCAGCACCTGCTCGTCCTGCTCCAGCGTGAACGACATCGTCTGCGCAGCGGGCAGGTCGACCATCGTGCCATAGCTCCCGTCGGCGTTGATCGGCGTGAGCTTGATGTCCCGGATGCCGTAGGGGACCTCACCGTACTGGAAAAGTGGCATTCTGTTATCCCTCCTGTATAGCTTTCGGATCGGCGCCCAGGGCGCGGGCCGCGCCAATCGTGCTGGCGCGATAGCCCATGTCGCGGGCGCGGGGCCCAGGGGCCGGTTCCCTGGTCCGGTCTCTGGTAGTGGCCGGGGCCTGCGCATCGTACCCCGGCCCGCCCGCTGTCTGGCGGGCTTCGGCGGGGCCGTCCTGCCGCTGGCGCAGATAGGCTTGGTACGCTCGCTCTAGCGACCGGGCCGACAGGAACATCTGGGTCGTGACGAGCATGCTCCGCTGTGGGTCAAAGTAGTGTAGGACGATGACGTCCTCGCCCGTCGCGTCCTTGACGGCGCGGGCGCAGTAGCGGCACTGGATTTCTAGCAGGCCGTTGGGGTTGACCATGCCCCACAGGTGGCCGCTCTCACAGCGCAGTTCGTGGCCGACGGCCTTCGGCTGTAGTTGGCCGTGCACAAAAGTCGGATCCGTCATCATGCGATCTCCTGCGTGAGTTACCGGACGCAGCTTAGATGCCGGTCGTCCGCCGTAGCCAAACCTGGAAGCGGCTAACGACCAGGCTGGCGTCGTTGAGTT